TTTTTGGCTTTACACTTACTTCCTCAACTGTTGGTTTTGCTGTATCTGCAATAACACCTTCTTCTGGAGTACCACCTAATGTAGTTATATTTGTTCCAGCTAAATTACCAACCTTTGCAGTAATTATTCTGAATCCTGATCTGTCCCAAACATATTTCGGCAATACTGACCAAATATTTGCTTCTAAATTGAGATTTGCCCACGCATATGCACCAAATACAGTATTAAATACTCCTGATGTCGTAGTCAATATATTTGCATCTGCTTTCTGAAGATACCTTAAACTATTGCCATAATAAGCTAGTTCCATATCTTCTATAGTCTTTATTGGAAACATATCTACCACTTCACCCCATTAACGCCAAATTGACTTACATTTGGCTGACCATATTTGCCTGCAATAATATCTCTTGCAACTTGATCTAATTTACCAGTTTCTCTTGCTGCTTTCAATATTGCATTTACATCTCTTGTTGACCTAGTAATGAAACTTTCACCAGACAATGATGGAAGTGCAACAGTCTTTGTGATTCGTGATTTCTCAGTTGATATACGATCATCTGATCCTCTCGCTACTGCATCTGCTGGATCTTGCGAACCTTGCTCATCATCAACATAAGCATTTCCTAATCTCACAGTCTGTCCTTGACTATGTTCTTCTCCTAATGGAGTTTCCATAGCCTTGTCTTTTTTATCCTCTTCTTCATCTTCCTCGTCACGTGATGCCTTCAAAGCATCAACATCAGCTTGTAATCTATCAAACTTCGCAACAAGTGCTTTCATTACTGAGTACATATCTCGGTTTATTAGTCTAGCATAATCAGCACGATAACGAGCAGATTTCCTCTCGTCTTTTTCATCTTTCTCGTCTTTTTCGTCTTTCTCGTTTTCTTTGTTAGATACTTCTACATATTTTGATTCTTGTTCTGCTATTTTCTTAGATTGATCTTCTATAGTCATGTTCTTATGTGAATTTGGTTCTGAGCCCTTATTAAGCATTACTGAATTTGTTGCTGTATTGCCTTCAAGTTTTGTTGCAACAATCATAGTACTTGAATCTTGAATTGCTGCCCTCATATGTTCTGAATCTACAAAATCTACTCCACTTTTATCAAAAACATAACATATATTTTTATCACATTTTACAGCAATTTGTTCATTTTCTTTTTGAATCATACTCATATTACCTAATTCTTCTAATGTATGTGATTTTGCAACATTATTAAAATTAGTAATTAATGCCCATGAAACAGCAGGATCTGGACATACTGCAATTTCATATACATCTAAATCTTTTAACATATATGCATATTTTCCATCTTTTGTCATTACTGGAATTCGTTCTGATCTTGAAGCACCACCAAAAGATAGTCCCTTATACTCTCCAGTTTTGATTCTATTCCAAATAATATCATCTAATTCGTTTCGTTTGAAAATCTTTGCCTTGATTGTAATTCCTGCAAATGTCTGACCAGATTGATCAACTAAATCTATTGCTTTTACATCTAATCCTTCTCCTACAATTCTATTAGAATGTGAATCGCTTATCGGAGCATGTCCCTTCATCCACGAATTTAACAATCCTTTCAATAATTCATCTCGAATAGTTATTTCCCCTTGTTTATCTACAATCTCGGCAGTCACTATGCCCTCAAAAATCCTTTCTTGATTGTCGTCTTTTAGTACCCTTACACTTCTGGTAATCAACTTATTAAAATAATGAATTGTGCTCATCTAGAAAAAATACCTTTTCTTTACTTATATATTTACCTATTTTAAAAAATATTTTGGCTGACTTACAGCCATGCAATCAAACCTAGTCGTTTCTATGTTTGATAATATCTGCACCTGAGATACCAAGTATTGCTATTACTATCCCTACTGCTGCTTCTGACGAGATTTTCTCTACCACTAGTAACAACGCTGTTAACGCTGTTGCAGCACCTAAAGCGAAGTATCTGAGGCCTCTATGACTTACACTTTCTACCATAAACTACAAAAAATCAACAACCTATATCAACATTACTTAATGTGACTAACTAATATGCCAACTAATATTGCAATTGCTCCTGCTAAAGAGCCTATTATTGCAACTATAACTCTATTGTTTCTGTCCTTTACATTTTCATTTTTAAGCACATTATCAGTTATTAACTGCTTAGTTAAACCATCTACAGTACTTTTCACATACATTATTTTATCTCTAATTTCTTTGTCGTTATCTTTTAAATCCTGAATCTCATGGCAAGTAACTGCAATTATTTTATCTAATTCTGCTATTTTTCCCCAAATCCTATTATCATCACTCTTTATCATTTTCCCACTCAAACATTACCCACTGCTCATCTGATATAATTTTTCCTATCAAAACGTTAACTTTTAAATACGCTGTCTTAAACTTTTTATCTTTTGTCACTAAACAACAAATTGTTATGTTCTGAGACAACTGCATCATTTTTTTTACTGCCAAATTCATAGTATCCCCATTTTCAATTACATCATCAACTATCAATATTTTCAATAAATCGTTTCTAATTAATGGCTCTAATCCACTTGGATCATATTTTTCTATTATTGGATCATGTAACTTACTTCCATTTACATCATACTTTGATATTTTCAATCTATGAATACTACGACAACTAAACAACTCTGCTAATATGGTTGCAGGTACTCTACCACCATTATCTATTGAAACAATTATGTCAGGTCTAAACTCCATTTGAATTAATGTATCATATATCTTACTACACAATTTACCAACTTCATCTATCTGACATTTTACATACTGCATTAGATAATAATATTTATTATAGAATATTTAAACAATATTATTAATGATTGCTGACGTATATGTATTTGAATCTATTACAGACTATATGAAACGTTACAAGCAATTTATTGAACTTGAAGATTTTCATACTCCTGTAGTGCATTTCCTTGCATCTAAAAAATCACTACTTGTACTAGTTGACTATGAAAAAATAAACTTTCGACCTGATTATAACCGCAGTCTTATCATTCTAAACGAGAAAAAAATAAATTCTGTTCCTTCTGATTTAACAACCATTGATCTATCTGAAATTATTTACAATCATAAAAAACAATCAATTGACTTTAAACCTCATAAATATCTTAAATTTTTAAAACCTATTCACTCAAAACATATCAATAGAATTATTGGCAAACCTACATCATCTACAGTTATTTCCAACTGCCTATTTGATTTTAAAAATAATAGACTTAACTTTATTCTTCTAGAGTAATTTCGGCAACTGCTCCTTATCCTTATTTACAATATACCATCTATTCTGATTTAATGCTCTTATCGCTTGTTGCTTGTATTTTGCATCAAAACCTGTCAATCCTTCTCTCTTTGCTCTTGCTTGCAAATTGTTAAAACCTAGAATGAATTTCTTTACTTCAGATTCATTAACAAAATTCTTTATTACATCCTTATCATTTGATTCTAAAAATGCTTGAATTTCTCTAGGTAATTGCTGCTCAGAAATATCTACATCACTAACTGGATTTTGTTCCTTTGCTTTTCTTGCTGTATCATCTCTCTTTTCACCAAGATATTCTTTAATTAATGCTTGAAGTCGCCTTACTCTTTCATTCTTTGTTGCATCAATGCTAATTGTATCTCTTACCTTTACCCAAAACTCTGGATCATCAAATTTGCCCATAAAAGAAATCTTCTTCTCCTCGATATAAATCTATTTTCTAGAACTACTTGCAAACCCACTCAAAATTCTATAATCCTGTCCAAAAACCCTTCTCAAATATTTCCAATATGGATCTACATTGTGCGTTCCGTGTGTACGAAGCATCTTATTTCTACTTCTAATTAGTGCCATACACTTTTGACAAAATCTAGCATTAATTTGATATATTTCAAAATTATATTTTCCACAAAAAAAACAATATCCATACATCTTTTTTACTACTATATTTAGAATTGGCTCTAGCCCTCTTTTGTCCATACAATGCTTACATATGTCTACAATTGTAGCAGAAACATAATCCCTCTTAAAACATCCATAACAAAGTCCTTCTATTCTCCTTTCATGTATTTTTGTATATTCGTTGGACTGATGTTTATGCCATAACTTCTTTTGAGCATCATTTTGCAAACTAATGAATTTGTTCTTATTTAGATTCTGAGTCCCCATAATCTACCACTGTTGTATGTCGAAATCTATCAACTGGATTACTCTTCTTGACTGATCTAACCCTTCTTTTATCATAATACCCTATTGCAGATTTATTACTAATACTAGTATTATCTCCACTTGCAGGATGCCCTTCAAATTTTCCACCAAGATCACTAGGTCTATTTACCTTTGGCTCTCCTTGAAAATTAGTCATATCTTCTGTTTTTGGTTTTGGACTTTTGCCACTTACATTTTGTCCAACTTCTTCCATAACTTTATTACTATAAATGAATCTGCCTTCTCCATCAAGTCTTACTTCAAATCCCATACTACTCATCGATTGTGCAATCGCTGTTCTTGCTTGTTCAAGTTGCAATTCTCTCAATTCATCTGTAATTTCTCCTTTCTTTAATTTTATAACCCAATCATCTACGCCTAACATCAATGCTAATGGTTCTAGTATTCCATCATAAATTACATCTTGACCATACGTTACTGCTCTATTTGTCACTGTCATTTCTAATCCTTCTTGGTTCCATCCTGTTGGCAAGTCACCGCTAAACAAAGGCAATACACCATAAATTGCTCCTATTGTTCTTTTGAACTCATCTCTAATGTCGATAAATTGTAAATCTTGCAGCGAACCTGTCAAATCAACATACTGCATAATATTTCTGCCTGCTTTATCAGGAAGCTCAACCATTAACGGATGCAAATTGTACGGATCTGACTGTGTTTGTTTTTTCACATAATCCCACGCCTTTTGCAATGCTGGATAATTTCTTGAACCAATAAGCAATATTCCTCTTGGAGGTCGCATCTTGTCATAATATTTTCTAATATACTCATCCATGTAATACAATGCCATTGCCTTTGACCAAACAGTAAATATCGGACTATAGCCATATAGTAGGTCAGGCCAATATTTGCCTCCTACAAATAATACTTCTCCTTCTGCATACCAAATCTTTTTACTTTCAACATATGCTGTCATCATATTATTTACTTCAACAATTGCTTTGAGCATTTTTGCATTACACTCCTTACATCTTGGAGGATTTTCTAGATCATAACTTGCTTCATCAATTGCCATCAATTCTTTTCTGTGCTTACCATCTGGACATACAAACACATATTGTCCTTTATCATTTCTACCAATTCTTCCACTCTGATCCGCTAAAAAAAATGTTGCTGGAGGATACAATCTTATTAATTCATGTAGATTCCTTGCAACTATTTCGCCATTCTGTACATCATACGTCTGAATCAATGCTAAATAACAAATATCTGAAATTTCTAAATCCTTATCTAACATCTTACAAATTGCTTTCAAACTTTGTCTATTTTCATTTACTGCTTTTC